TCGTTCGCCTGACGGTCGAACGTGCGGGGGGTCGACGCGATGGTGAAGTTCGCGACGGGCAGCCCGTTCTGCGTGTAGCGCAGCTCGGGGTCGGCCGTGAGGTTGCCCACGACGGTGATGGTTGTTTCTCCGGTCATGCTGCTGCCTTTCGTTTCATTGCCGTCTCGAATCGGACGGCCTCGAGGGTTGCTTGGATGGATCGGTGAGCGTCGGTGTCGAACAGCTCGCGTTGCAGGCGCGCGCGATACTCGCGGTCGAAGGCGTACCGCTCCCGGCACGCGGCGATGTAGAGCTCGAGGCTCTGTTCGGTCTCGTCCGGCTCTCGCTCCGCGATCACGACGCCACCTGCAATGGCTCTGTGTCGGATGCCGTTTCATCGGCAACTGGGGGCTGTGGATAACTCTCGCGGGAATCGACCGCATCTTCGTTAGAAGATGTTGCTGTTGCTGTTGCTGTTGCTGTTGCTGTTGTAGAGGGCTGGTAAACCGTTCCCCTCACTGCGGGCGATCCGTCACCTAACCGCTTCCCTAAGCCGGTGGGTAAACCGGCACCTAACAGGTACGTTGCGGTGCCCGTGGGAAGGTCGGTCGTCATCTCCCTCGGGTTCACCGCGTTCTGCTTCAGAACCGTCTTCACCTGGGGCTTCTCCCACGCCGGCAGGTCCGGCTCCGACCGCTTCAACCGCTGCAGCTCCCACACGATCGCGGCGCGGATCTTGTTCGACGCGACGCCTCCGAAGTCCTTCGCCATCGTCACCGCGAGGCGCGGGTTACGCATCAGCGGGTCGTGCCTCAGGTAGGAGCGGATCATCACCTCTTCGGTGTCCTCGTCGATGACCACGAAGTAGGCCTCCGCGAGCTCGAATCCGGCGATCACGACGTCCCGGCCGGTGCATTCCTTCGCCCGCTGGGAGAGCTTCCCGGGGTGCCAGTCCGTCACGCCTGCGTAGGTCAGGCGGGGGTCGGAGAGGAGGAGCATGTAGAGCCACTGCGCTGGCGCGGTGAGCGCGCGCCAGCGGTCGTCTGACCACATGTCTTGACGGATCTGGGCATAGTCACGAGGCATTGGACATCACCCGCCAGAACTCGTTCTTCCGGCCGTCGACGTGCAGCGCGACCAGGTCGCGCTCGTCAGTGAGCAGCCCAGCGAAGGCGACACCGTCCGCCCACCCGGCGTCATACCCGCTGCCGAAGACGACCGAGTCGCCGGCCACCATCGAGCGGGTGCGGTCCTCTGCGCCGGCCATCATGTTGTTGACCACGCCGCCCGCGTACTTCACCTTCTGGTTAGGCCGCGCGGGACCGGCCCAGGCGATCGTGAATGCCTTCTCCACGACTCGCAGCGGCACACCGCGTCGGAACCAATCCGAGGCGAACGATTCGATCTCGCCAGGCGCTGACCCCTTCGAGTAAGACGGCGCGGCAGCGTCCCACGCATCCCACATTCCCGTGAGGTACTCAGCCTCCGCATCAAGATCGGCGTCGAGCGCACGCAGCGCTATCGTGCGAGCGTGGGCGTACTCGGCGGCCTTGCGGTCGATGTCCGCAACCGTCGCCGCATCGGCTGGGACGGACGACTTACCCGCGTTGCAGTCAGCGCACGCGCTGACCAAGTTCGTGGCGTCGTCACTGCCGCCCAAGGCGACGGGCGTGACGTGGTCGATCGTGAGTCCGCTGCCCGTTTCGTTTCCGCGGACGCCGCAGTAGTAGCAGCGGTACCCGTCGCGTCGCAGAATCTCGAACCGTGTGCGCTTGGTGACAGCCATCACGCGCTCCTCTCGTTGGTGTTGTCGTTGACTTCCAGTTCCGGCATCAGCGCGCCCCCATCGCTTCCGCCACGGTGATCCGCTCCGTCGCCGACAGCAGGAACCACCGGGTGCCGTCCAACGCCTCCACGGGCGTCTCACGTGCACGCACCAACGTCTTCTCGTGGGTCGCCGCGGGACGCACCCACAAGCCCCGCTCCTCCAGCTCGAGGAGCACCAGCGAGGTCGCGTCCGCCTTGTCGCCGTTGCAGATCCCGCACGCGGCGATCAGGTTCACAGGGTCGTTGAGGAGTCGCGATCCGCCCATGCCACGGTTCGCGCGATGATCGGTCGTCGTCGCCTCTCCCTGGCAGCGGTGCAGGGCAAGGAGGCAGAACCCGCCATCCCGACGGATGACGGCGCGCTTCACGTCCACCGGAGGGTGCGCGGCGCTCATGCGGCGGCCTGCTCTCCGGTGAGGAACGCGGCGACGGCGAGGCCGCGGTCGCCGGCGGCGCGTGGAGGACGCCGACGGCCGGCGCGCATCATTGGCCCGCACCCGACTCGAGCGCGGAGAAGTCGAACGCCTGCTGCGACAGCCTGCGCACGATTGCTTCGCAGTAGCGCTCCTCGAGTTCGACCCCGATAGCGCGGCGGCCGAGGTTTCGCGCCGCGATGAGCGTTGCACCTGAACCCGCGAACGGGTCCGCGATCACCCCAGGAGGGCAGCTCGAAATGAGATCCTCCATGAGTGATACCGGCTTTGGGGTGGGGTGACCGAACGCGTTCTCGTCGCCGCTGGACCCCCCCCGGCCGCGCGACGTGACGATCACGCTGCCCGTCCGCTTCTTCCCGGTCGCTGCCACATCCCAGCCATCACCTAGGACATGGATGTCCTCGTGGGCGGGCCCCCAGGGCAGACGCAGGTCGCCCATGCCGGGTCCGCCTCCGGACTTGAACCAGATGACGCGCTGACGCTCTCCGACGGGAGCCGCAACAGACCAGCGACCGAAGACGATTGCTGGTCGATGGTCTGGCCACAGCTCGAGTACCGCGTCGCGAAGTGACGCGTCGTCGTCGCCGACGATTCGGGTGAACTTGCCGGACCTTCTGTGGTTGGACTGGAAGTTCATTCCGTAGGGCGGGTCCGTCACGAGGACGTCTGCCCGAGTCCATCCGCGGACCGCACGGCAGTCGCCATGGTGGAGCTCGATGTACTCGTCTTCGTAGTAGAGGCTCATCGTTCCCACTCCCGACCGCAGTCGATGCACTGCCAGTTCTCGTAATCGATGGCGTCGTCGATCGCGATGAGACGCGACCCGATACCGATTCGGTGCGTGTCGAACGAGCCGCACCCGCGGCACTTCACGCGTTCGGGGCGGTCAGGGAACTCCCGCTCGGGATCGGCCTGCGCCTCCGTGACCCACTCGTGTACGGGGCGCACCCTCATGCCGAGCGTCGCCGCGACGTTCACCTCCAGTCGGGCCCCGCCGGATGCTTCCCATCCGTCGAGAATTGCCACGCCGTCGCAGGTGATGAGCTGCGCGAGCCCCGCACGAAGCCAGCCGTGGTAGTCGTCGGGAGTCGGGTTGGTGTTGGTGGATGGGTCCTCGACGACGTATCCCGCGTCCCGTAGCTCGGTTGCAGCGGCACGGAAGGCTGGATAGTTGAAGTCGGGAAGGCCGGTCATGGGACCCGCGACATACAGGGTCGTCAAGAAGCCACCTCCGCGGCAGTCACGGTGACCTCGGCGCCCGGGACGTCCCGGTAGCGCTTCTTCGCGTGGAGGTCGACGACGCGGGAGTCGTCGGTGTACACGCCGCCGGCGGTGAGGCCGTCGAGCACCGCTCGGGCGAGCTTGTCGATGTCGGGTCGCACTGACGGCAGCGGGCGCTTCACCGACTGGGGGCGGGCGAAGAAGAAGGTGATGGTGACGGTCACGGGTACGTCGATCGGGGACGCACCGTTCATCGCGTCCGCGGCGGCCGCGGCGACGCTGTCCCGCCACGGGGCGGACATCTTGCTGTCTTCGACGACACGGGCGCGGTTGCCGACGACGTACGCATGCTTCGAGCCCTGCGGGGCTGGGGTGCCGCGGACGATGAACGCGACGCCGCGGAAGGGTGTGGGGGATGCCTGAGGGGGCATCATGGGAATGCTCACGCTGGACTCCTGCTAGAGGCGGTGGTGGGTGGAGGGGGCCGAGCTGCTGCAATCAGCTCGGCCCCCGTTTTCGTTCGGTCGACGATGGGGGACGCCGACCGGACGGATCAGGCGGAGGGCTTGCCCGCGAAGATCGGGATCTCCCCGATGCCCTCGTGCACGACCTCGTCGCCGTTCTTCCGGCCCTCACGGATGTCCGTGACGATGTCGGCGAACGCGGCCTCGAGGGTGTTCTCTGGGCGCTCGAGCTTGAAGCCGAGGAGCACCTGGCCGCCGCGGAGCCGGTAGCGGAAGTGCGCCCAGATCGCGTAGGTCGGGCCGCCGACGTAGGGCTTCAGGCCGAGCTTGATCTTCTTCGGGATCTCGATGTCGCCCTTCTGGCCGGCCTTCGCGGTCGTCTTCTCCTCGAACGTGAGCTTCACGTCGCCCGAGTCGAGTCGGACACCGCCGTTGAACTCGACGTTCGTCTTCGCGTGGAAGGTGGTGGCGATGTCGATCAGCACGCCCGCGTCCGGCTCGAGCACGTCGGACCAGCGGTCGTCGAGGAAGTCGGCGAACTCGTCCTGCGCGAACAGGTGTCCGTCGGCCTTCTCCCACGCGAGCCACGCCTTCGTCTTCTCGAGGTCGAGGGACACGCGGTGCTTCTGCCATCCCGCGGTGTCAGACGTGGAGGCGGGGTGGGAGTCGAGGATGCCGACGACCTTGGACGTGTTCGTGTGGGCGTACACCTCCGTGCCGGGGCCTCCGTGACGGTGGATGTACGCGCAGAACGATGCCGCGTCGGACACGCTGCGCGCCGCGGCGATGTGCCGGGGCGTCGGAGCGTATGCGTCGGTGTCGATGACACGCAGGCCACCGTCACCGTCGCGGACGATGAACACCTCGCCAGGCGTGATCGGGGTGCGCTGCTGATCGGCTGCGATGTCCGCGAGGGACGCGATCGCCCCCGCCTCGGTCGGGGCCGGCGCCAGGGTCTTCTCCGTGGTGCTCATGCGTTCGGGGTCTCCTTGATCTCGCCGGTACGGGGGTCGACGTTCGCGCCGGCATCGCGAATGTCGTCGTCGGTGAACAGGGGGCTGCTGGTCGGGTCGCTGCGCGAGAGACCGTTGTCGTCGGTGACGAACGCGGTCGTGCCCTCGCGGGTTCGTTCGGGGAGACGGAGCTTCAACGCGTCGTTCACGATGACCAGACGGTCACCGCCGTTGACGGGCTTCACCTCGAAGACGACGCTGAGCGTGCCCTTCTTGCCCGTCGCCTTCACCTCCTCGATGAGCTTCGCGAGGTTCTCCGCGAGCTCGACGTCGGTCGACGGTCGGATCGTGGCGAGCATCGCGGCGAAGCTCGGCGGTCCTTCCTGGGTCTTCTTCTCTGCCACCTGGGTTCCTTTCTTCGGGGTGGTCACTGCGCCGCCGCGATGAGGCGGCGGACGAATCGGAGCGCGTCGGGACCGGTCGGGAACGCGCCGAGCACGGTGCGACCTGCGCGGACCTTCCAGGGGCGGTCGCCGGGTTTCCGGGACTTCATGACGCGTAGGCGGTCGCTCATCGGCTCGCTCCGCTCGCGATGTACGCGCTCGTGAGAGCGCGGTTCAGATTGAGATAGCCGTTCAACTTCGCGGTGAGCGCCCGCTGCAGCTCCTCAGCCGCATGCAAGATCTCCTTCGCGTTGTCGAACTCGTGCTTGAAGGGCATCGCCGCGAGATCCGCCTCGGCCCGTTGCCGAGTCACCGTCGGCTCGGCGGACCGCATCACGGCCTTCGCGCGCTCCTCGATGAACTTCCGCTCCGCGGCGTACCGATCCGCCCACAGTCCACGGATCACGGGCACCGCCCGCTCGAGCCGGTCACCGATCTCCCGGATCATCTGCTCCAGCTCGAGCGGGGAGGCCGGTTCGTACTCGACGATCTCGCCCGTCGAGAGGTGCGCCACTTCAGACACGACCGGCCACCTCCCCACGCGCGACCGCGGCGTCGTACTCCGCCGATGCCGCCGCTTCGTACGCGTCGGCGGCGTCCGGCGCGGCCGGGGTGCTCAGCACGGCACGGCGGGCGTTCAGGCTCGCGATGATCGATGCGTTCAGCCATCCGTCGCGCTCCGCGGACTGGTAGATCTCGTGCAGCTCCGCGACGGACGCGGCGGCCGCGACCTGCTTCTTCCACTCCTTCGGCGCGGCGGCGGGTGCTCCCTGCTGGGATGCGCTGTTTCCGTCGTCGTCCTGATCGGGAGCGACGCCGGTGACCGCGGACAGCGCGTAGCGCTTCGCGTACGTGATCGCGGACCCGACCGCCTGTGCAGTGCTCTCGGTCGGATTCGGGAGCGGCCAGGAGCCGTCGATCCGTTCCCCGCCGACGTGCTGCAGGCTGTACTCGAGCCGGAACCCGGCCTCCGTCATCGTCGGAACGGTCACCCAGGCGAGGCCCTGGCGGGCGAGCGCGGGGAGGACGACGCCGACGACGTCGGCGAGGTCCGCGTACGACGACTTGAAGTGGTCGTTGCGTGCACCCTTCTGCACGCGGGGCAGTTCGGCCTGGAAGGCGCTGAGCGCCTCGGTGAGGGTCGCGGGCGGGGTGGGGTTGGTCATGTCCATGCCTCCTCTCGGGCGGCGTCGAGCAGCTCGACGACGCGGTGCGCGATGGGGACGATCAGGTCCGTCGCGGCGATGATCTGTGGGTGGTCGCGGTGGAACGTGCGCGACTGCACGGGGCGGCGCAGCCGCCACAGTCCTGGCGCGTCGGGGTCGCGGACGAGCTCGCCCCACACCCACTCCGCGTGGACGGCTTCGGGGATGCAGTAGAACTGCCACGCGAGCTGCCGGACCTCGTACGGTGTCGGCCCGGTCACGACCTTGTTGTGCTTCGTCTTCGTCTCGACGATCGCGAAACGGTCGCCGACCGGCTTCGTGCCGTCGATCGTCGCGCCGAACCGGGGATAGTCGGGGTGGTGGATCAGCAGGCTGTTCGGACGCGCCCCGACCGCGCCGAGCAGCGCGGGCTCCCAGTCGTTGCCCGACCGGGTCGCCTCGTTCCCGCCGAACGTGCGGGGTTCGAGGATCTGCCGGACGTAGAGCTCCACAGATCCCGGCTTCGCAAACTTCCCCGCCGTCGATGAGCCGATGACCTTGTCGTGCGCGTCCAGCCAAGATTCGCGGTCGGCAGAGTCCGCGAGGGTGCGATCCAGGATCGCGAGGGCGCTCACAGTCCGACCCCCGCCCGGAGCTCCCGCGCCGCACGCTCGACTCGGGCAAGGCCGTCGCTGCTCAGGATGTGGCCCGCGTCCGCCTGACGCGTCGCGACATCGTGGAACGCGATGAGGTTGGCGAGGCGCTGCTGCTCGACAAGAGCGAGAGTCGCGTGCACCTGCGCTTCGAGCGCAAGCGTGATCTGGTTCGTGGCCTCATCGACTCCCGTGATGTGGCCGAGAGCCTTCAGCGCTTCGGAGGCATGGTCGATGCGCGCGGTCATGCGAGAGCGCCGTCCTGGATCGTGAAGCCGATCCGGCGGGACTCGTCACGGTCCCGCTCGACGAGCACGGTGTATCCGCGCTCGTCGGCGAGATCCCGGATCGCGGCGAGGGAGTCGGCGTCCAACAGGTCACCGTCCTTCACGATGACGAGACGCAGCTTCGGGTCTCCCGCGGTCGCGATCGCGAACGCGACGCGGCGACGCATGGCCGAGTTGACCTGCGTGAACGGCACGCCGTCGAACGTCACGCCGTCCTCGTCCACGGACAGCCCGTCGACGGGGAACGTCGCCGCTGCGAGGCCGTCACGCTTGCGCTTCTCGATCGAGGCGAGGTCGCGGTTCGCGGCGGCCTGAGCGGACTCCGCGGCGGCGCACTCGTCGGCGACCTTCGCATACTCGCGACGCGCTCGCACGGCCGCGTTCCATTCGTCGACGGCCGCGAGCTTTGCCTGCAACGGCGCGAGATCCGCGCGCGGAGCAGCGGCAGCGCGCTGGGCCACCTCGATCCTCTCGACCCAGACGGCGCGGTCCGCGCGCGCCTGAGTGATCTGCTCCTCCAAGCGCTCGATCGTGCGGTCGGTGTCGAGGACCTGACGTCCGAGTTCGGTGACGAGATCCTCGGCCCGGTCGATGCGGTGGTTGTGCTCCTGCACGGACTCGATTTCGGCGAGGACCGCGGCGCCCGACACCTCCTCGTTCGGCGCGTCCAGCGGGTTCGGCATCGCCGACAGGGCACCCTGCAGGCGTTTCACGTCACGGCCAGCGATCAGGCGGCGCTCCTCCGCACCAGCCTTCTCCCGCGCCAACGCGTCGACGTCGAACGGGAGGTCGACCTTCGCGAGGAGCGCGTCCCGCTGTCGCTTCTCGTCGAGGTTCAGGAACGCGACCGGGTCGAAGATCAAGCCGCCCGTGAGCGACGCGACGACGTCGGCGGGCTTCGAGTACTTCGCGCCGTCGAGCGCGAACACCTCGAGGCGTCCCGCGTCGTTCTTCTTCCAGGTGCGGACGATGCGGACACCGAGGTCCGTGTCGGTGTACTCCGCGCGGGCCTCGTCCTCGCCCTCACGGATCGGCTTCGGGGTCAGGCGGGTGCCCTTCGGGTCGAACAGCTCGACGAACGCGTCGATGAAGCTCGACTTCCCGGCACCGTTCGCGCCGGCGACGACGATCAGCGACCCGGTCGGGCTCAGTTCGATCTCGCGGACGCCCTTGAAGTTCTGGACGGAGAAGGTCTTGCTCACGACGCCACGACCTTCCCGCCACGCAGCGAGTACCACGTGTCGGCCTTGATGGCCGCACCATCGACGACGACGCCGGCCGCCGCGATGATGGTCCAGTCCGACGAGCGCTCAGTGAGGAAGAGGGCGGTACCGATAGCTCCGCGCGCACGTCCGTCGTAGCCGCTGGCCAGGGCAACGGACTTCTCCCCGGACGCCGTCGCCGCACCGTAGTACCCGGACGCCGTCGCCGCACCGGAGTCCCCGGACGCCGTCGCCGCACCGTAGTCCCCGGAC